GCTCTAAATTCGGCGGCGCACCCTCGCCCTGCTCAATGTTGGAGGTGATAGATACGCCATCGTCCTCAATGCCAATCGGCGCAACGTGCGGCTCGTAGCGTACCCATGCGGTGCCACGGCCACCCAAGAACCGATCTTCCACGCCATAGGACATGGTTGAGCGGAAGTCGGGGTAATGCTCAATCTCAAAGTCAATCGCCCGCTCTAGCAGTTGTCCTGCCACGCGGCCAACCGGGTCGTTGTCACCAAAGCGTCGGCTAATGTCAGCCTTGGGGAGCTTGGCGTAAACCGCAGGCTTCAGCGTCTGGACGTTTGACCAGAGGATGTTGAACCGTGCAGCCTCGTTGCCGCCCTGCCCACGACTATCGTCACGATAGCGTTTGACGATCTTCTTGGTTCGCGCCGTCCATTTAGCGAACTCGGCGTCATACTGCGCGATGGTGCGGAGGTACTTTTCCAGTTCCGGTTGCAGTATGCCTTCCATGATTAGGCCGTGAAGAATCCAACAGCCATGACCGCAAGCCCTGCGCCGGTCGTGATCTTCCACGGGCCGCTGGCAGAGGCAGCGTTGATCTCAAGGCTGTAAACGCCCACAGGGGTGTTTGCAGCCATCGTCAACACCGTTGTGCTGTTGTCCAACACGCTTAAGGTGCTTGTGCCGGTCGTCGTGACCGTCACCACAATGCGATGAAGGTAGTCACCCACGGCACCTGTGCCACCGAGTATCTGTGCGGTCTGCGAGGCGGCAACTGTTTCGTAGGGGTAACGATTCGGGCTGACAATGCTCATATCCTTGCTCTCCTTGTCGTCGTGCGGTCGTGAACCGCCCACATATCGTTTAGCGTGACTGTGTTCTCTGGCCCCACCATCAGCGGCTTGACCTCTGGCGCTGGGGGCTTGTCAGCGACTTCAGACCATGATACCGCAACCATACGGAAAGCGTCACTAGGGTGTGATGTCCAATCGTGGCGCGGTGACTGACGATAGGCTTTCTTGTCCTCGTCGTATTCGCGTTGAAATTGGCGCAGCGCCTCAATACCCTCGCTGCATTTCTCGGCGTCAAACCACACACGCGGTAGCATCATGCGAACGGCTTGTATGCCTGACTGCACACCGATGTCGGGGACGACAGCGAGTTTGGCGATGTCTAGTTGCGCCGCCAGCTGCTCAATGATGCTTTTGCCGGTCTGTAGGCTTTTGGCCCGAGCGTCGTGCGGTAGGTAGTGCTTGGCGTAACGGTACGGCTTGTTGCGTACCACATCGGCAATGGTGTGGATGTCCTCACCCGAGACGGCGTAGAAGTCTATGACGCGGATTTCCCCACGGGCGACCTGATAGAACCAGATGGCGGTGTCGTCGCGGTAGCCCAAATCCCAGCCGGTAAATGTCGGCAAGTTGGGGTCGTATGGAACGTTGGTGATGCGACCTTGTTCTGTCGCCTCGCGCATCTCTTTTCCAAAAAAAGCACCGAGGATCGCAGCCTCAAAGCTGCACTCGTACTCCTGTAGGTACTGATCCTCGGCTAACTGCGCCTTTGCTGCGGCTAGCTCTGTCGCAGGGAGAAGCCCGCTGGTTGAGGCGGGAAGGCGCAACAGGAACCACTCGCTAGGGAGACGAGTGGCGGTATCGTAAATTTCCCAGAACTGGTTTTTGCCTTTCGGTGTACCGCCGAAAACGCACCAACCCTGCTTGTCTGACAGGGACGCTCTCAACACGTTCCCGAATACGCTCGGCTTAAAGTCACCGTACTCGTCAAGGTACAGCCCCGAAAAGCCTAGACCGCGCATGGCGTCAGCGTTGTCGGCACCGAACAGGCGTATCTGACTGCCGTTGATTAGCGTGATGGTCAGTTCCTGCTCGTTGATGCTTTGGATGATCGGGTGTGCGCCGTCCTTGAAGTACTGCCATGCCACGGCCTTTGCCTGACTGCGGTAAGGGGCGACGTAGCCGAACAACCCATAAGGCTGCTGGTACATCGCAGCAGCGCGGATCATGTCGTTGACGGCGGCGACGGTCTTGCCTGCGCGGCGATGTGCGACAAGGCAAGCCCAGCGTTTCGTGCGCTCATGGAATGGCATGAACGCCTTGCGTGGGCGATAGGGCAGGATTATTCGGGAGCCATCCATCCGATCTGTACCTTGACCGGGCCGTTGTCCTTACCTGTGATCTCTTGGCGGGCGAGTTTGGGAACGTGGTATTCCAGCAGGGTGCTGAAGGCGTCAAAGGCGGCTTGCGCTCCCTTCTCCGCAGCGATTTCGTCTAACCACCCTTGGAGTCTGTCTGCGTTGCCGTCCACAAACGCTGCAATGGCCTCTCTGGCGGCCTGTGTGGACTTATTAGGCGTACCCGCTTGCCTACCGCCTGTTTTCTTACCCTTTGCCATCTGTTTAGGTCTACTTTAGATTTAATCGTTTAGCGTGGTATACTAACGGCATGAAATCAGAAATAGAGACTCTGACGCCTTACGTCAATACTGACGTTAAGATTCCCCGCAAAATGTTAGACGCTTTGACGCTGCATGAGTTCTCATGTGCAGCGCAAGACATCCACGCGGTGTCGGCGCAGAGCGTTGAGGCATTCTTGCTTGCTCGGTTTAGCAAGAAACTTGCCTCGCAATTCAAGCCAGAATACCTCATTAGAAGCCCATCCGTTTGAGGATGTCCTCGGTGATGCGCCCGTAGTAGGGCTTCATCTGCAAGGCGCGGATATCCTGTTGTGAGGGGTTGCGCGGGTCTGCAACACCCCGAGCCTTCGCTACCGGCTCCAATAGCTCATATACGCGCACATCTTCTTTGATGCGGCCAATACCCTCGCCGGGGACGCCTGTGGGGTAAGCGGGGTGTCCTGACTTTGCAACGATTGGCTTATCGGTATAAATGCGCCCGACGTTCTGGATTCCGGTGTCAGGGGCTACCAGTTGGCGCGGATCGGTCACGGCTACTCTTGCCTCGCCAATACCTAACCCACCCTGCTCTCGGAAGTTTACGTCCAGCTTTTGCTTGATAAGTTTGCGAATGCTGTCTTTTGCGGTGCGGAACTGCTGCATCGCCCGTTCTGATCCTAGCCCCGCCCAATCGGGGATCAGTTTGCCAATTTCGGCGTCAACTGACTTTTTAACCTTTTTCGGCAACGCGGCGTCAGCGTAATTCAGCATAGTTTCGCCGGTCATACTCGCAAAGTCGCCCCCCGTTGGAGCCATGCGCCACGGAATATATAGCGGGTCTTGCCCGGTGATGACTTTGACTTCTTCAGCCAGCTTTTGGATTTGCTTGGTCGGGCGAACACCTGACGCCCATACCATGCCGGGATTCTCAAACATGAAGTCCTGACCGCCCTGCAAATTTACCGGCTGTCGGAACTCTACATCGTTGATGCCCCGCAATAACCCGCCTGCGGCGGTGCGATCAGACATACTAGTAATAAAGGGGCGGCCTTCCAAATCCGCAATAGAAATTTCGGGCGCGTTGACGGTGCCTCGGCTTTCTACTTGCGGCTCTAATTTTAATAACTTTTCGCGTTCTTTAACTCTTGGGTCAAATCGCGGATCGTAATCAGCAACCTTTGCCATCGCAGGGTCAAAGCCCTTCAACGCACCGATCAACCGGCCTACCGGCACAGCAGATGCAGCGGCCATTGCCATACCGGCCTCGTCATCGGCTCGGCGGGCGCGTTCAAAGTCGCGGGCAGCGAGGGCTTGGCCTACGCCGGGGATAAAACTGCCGCCCATCTCCAGCGCCATGTCCACGGCGTCAGACTCTTGCGGTTGATCCAAACTCGTTAGCCGCTTTGCCTTCTCGTCAACGTAGGCGAGTGCAGCGGCAAGGCGTTTGCGATTCATGCCTTGTTCCTGCTGCTGATGGCTTTGGCCTTGGCTCGGGCGTCCTCCTTGCTAGAGGCTCCCCATGCCTTAAGTGCGAGGGCAAGGCGTGTCGGTTCGCCGTTCTTCGCCATCGGCCCCGGCATATTGCCCATCCGAGCGAGGAAAGAGGCTCGGCGTGGATTGTCGCCCGACTTAACCGGGGGCTTCAACGTGCCGCCTGTCTCGGCTTTATACGAAGCGCGACCCTTGGCGTTCAGCCCGCCTTTCGGGTTCTTGCCCTCGCTGCGTGTCCACGCGGCTGTCATTTGTTTTCTTTCTTGGCCGTCTTGGCGCTCTCACGAAACGCCTTGGCGGTCGGTGCGCCGGGTTCGCCGGGTTTACGCATACGCTCGCCCGAACCGGCCTTGATGCGCTCCTGCTTTGCCAAAATGTTGGCGTAGAGTCCCGGCTTACGGTTCATTTAAAACGCTCCAGTTTGTACAGAAGGGAGGCGATCTCGCCCACGATCTCGTCAATGATGTTCTGCAAGTCGGTGTCTTTCGGCAGGTCATCCCGAATGCCCTTGACGAACGTCAGCAGGCTGTTGGCGTATACAGCGGCGTCCTTCTGCACCTTAAACCCCTCAGGGTAGTCAGCGAGGGGCATGATGCCGTAGTGGCCTTGATATGCCTCTGCGTACTTGTCGGCCAAGTCCACGATGTTCTGGTAGTAGTGGCCGAGTGCCTTGTGACTCGCGTAGCTCGCCGTCTGCAAATGAAGGAAGTGCGTGGCGGTACTGCTATGCAGCAATACGCCTACAAATTCGGCGGCGTCTTTGTGGCTCATTGCGGCGTCAGCCTCAAGTTGGGCAGGATGATTGCAGTCGTAGCATCTCCCACCGCATAACGCTCTGTCAAGTAACGCTCGGGCGGGTACACAAGGATGCGCTGCGATAGGTCTATCTGCATCGCGTTCCACACCCCTTTCTCTATGCCTTCAAAGTCATCCAGCGTGATTACGGTGTCAGGCGTGAACAGGCGCTCAAGGTGCGGCTTGTCGTCAGGCTGTAAGCGTCCGTCTAGGTGCAGCAGGTCAATATTGCCGTCTAGTTTGGCGAGCATCTCGGTGCTGCTGCTATGGTACTGCGTGATAGAGGTGGTCAGCGGCAACTTGAAGTCGTGCGTCATGTCGCAGGTGTGTACGTCTGCGCCCTCTCTCGCTAGCACAAACGTGGACTTGCCGATGTAGGTGCCGATCTCGGCCACAACCTTGGGTCGGAAGTGCCGTATAACCGCCCACAACGCGATTAGGGAGGCGTGGTTAGTGCTGCCGGTACGTCGGGCAGGGTCTAATTTCTCCAAGTCCTCAATAACGTGCCACGGCAAGTCAGGCAGGTCAGCAAAGAGGGTGTCCCATATCGCACGGGATAGTCGTTTTCGGTTCACGTTTAGCATATATTTGTCCTATGTTTGTTTTCTTCCACGTTGGCGACGACATCGCCATGCCCACCGCAATGGTCTTTTCCATTCGCGCCCACAACCCTGATGCGACCATTATTCAGGTCACAGACGACAAGACGCCAGCCGTACCCGGTGTCTCGCGGGTATTTGTGACGCAGGGCAATCGGCAGTACCTGATGCAATGGCGCACCAATGCTTTTGCGGAGTTGGGGCTGACGGAACCAGCGATGTACATGGATACCGACATGATCATGCGGCACCCCCTTGACCCGGCTGCCGTGCTGGAGGGCGTCGTTGCGATGACCCGCCGTGAATTTAACCGTGACGCGGGGTTTAACCCACGCCAGCGCGGTCAGGATTATTCCGAATACACCGGCAAGACGTTGGACGAGGTGTACCCGTATGTCGGCTGCTGCACGATTACGGCTGATTGGGGTGTGTGGGCTGACCTTGCCGAGATGTACAACGTCCTGCCCGATAAGTTCCGCGTGTGGTACGGGGATCAGGAGGTTTTGCGGGAATACGCTAAACGGGTGAAGGTGCAAGACCTGCCCGAGTCGCATTACGCGTGTCTGCCCGAGTTTCTGCCGCAACATCCCGACCCCGCTATCGTTCACTACAAAGGCGCTCGCAAGGCACTCATGCCTAACGTAGCTGCTCGGGCTTGATGGCGGCTAGATAACGCTCCATCAACTCACGCACCGTGGCCTCGGGATCACGCGCAACATAAAACTCGCCGCGTGGCTCAAATATCGCTTGGAACCTTTCTTGGCTCGGGCGTAGTTTTCCTTTTTCTACTTTGATTTCTACCCAACACACCCACGGTGTTCCGTCGGGCAGATTCCGCACGACGAGACGATCTGGTACGCCGCCGTTTAAGGCGAAGTCTAAAACGGTGAACCCTGCCGCGTGTAGCGCCCGGCCAATAAGGCCATCGTTCGCATCCCGCCTCGCCTTGTATCTCACTTCGTGCCTCGTTGATGCAGCGGCCTAACCAGATAATCCACCACGTTCTATTGCTCCGCTTTAACTCTGGCACGAAGTCTCTCCACAGCCTTTTCACCCCAGAGCTGGCGTACCAGCCCAATCGTATCCCTATCCGACAATACGGCAGCAGCGCCAGCCTCTCGGATCAGTTCAGCGACCCTATCACGGTTGACCTCAACGCCTCTGGCTAACTGCGCGTCGTAGAACTTTAAGCGGTTCAGCGGGGATTCCTGTACTGCCGAATTCCACATAGCCTGATTGGAGTGGAACTGGTGTTCTAGGTTGTGACTGGGTTTAGGCTTTTCCGGTTGAGCCTGTTTAGTCGGAAAGTAAGTGAATTCATCACCCATATATAACCTCTCTATGGTTTAGAACTGATGACTGATGGTGAACTCTGCACGGTTGAGACGGAGTACGCCTAACGTGGATCGTGCAGAGATGAGATGACTGACGGAGCCACCCTGCTGTCGGCTACTTTTCACCAGATTGCTCCGGTTGCCATTTGCGCTTCCCGACGATACGCCGCGCACCCACAGGCTGGCTGCCCCGGTGTGGGTTTAGGGTCATCTTGCGCGTAGTTTCCCCGACCAAGATGCCCGAGTGGTTAGGCGTGGTGGGGTGGTTGACAGGACTAGAACAGTCCTTCAGACTTCCATCACGCTCAAATCGCAAATTAAGCGTAAGGCAGCCCCCCTGCCGCGTCAAGCCCCCATCGTGTTTCCCGATTGGGGGTTTTTCGTTTCTAGCGTCCACTAACGTCCTTTTGGTGGCTTTATAGCCCCGGCCTTGATCTGCCACAGCCTGGCTGCAGGGATCGCACCAGCCTTCACCCATTGGCTGACAGCACCTTTCGTTACCCCAAGTGCCAAGGCCACAGCCTGCTGGCTACCGTATCGTTTGATGAGCTTTTGGATGTCCATGCTCGGGAGTCTACCGGCCTAAACTTTTTTTGCCTAGGGTGTTGACATGGGCGTTTAGGTTGCTAAACTGGGAACCGTTGATAAACACAACAGGAGCAATAGATATGCCACGCAAAGACACATTCCACGGTTTCGGCACCTTCTACGCCCTCAACAACAAGTTTGAGGTGCGCGTGGAGTACACCCAAGACCTAGATGGCGGCATTATCCTTGAGGCTGCCGACCTGATCGGCATCTTCCTTGACAAAGACAAGGTTGCCTCATCGCTTAACCACGACATCAAGCTAGACATTTGCGACCTCGGTGCAGATGCCATTTTTGAGCTTGAGGAAATCGCCACCAACGACGCGCTGATGAACGGCCCGTGGGGAGACGAGCTGTGAGCCGCTGGTTACCCCAAGCCATTCTGCTTGTAGTGCTATACGCCACAGCAGCCATTCTTGACCCGTGCGGCGACGGCGGCTGCACTCCGGCAGAGGAGCGCGCAGCTCATGCACGATGACGACATGACTTGGTGGCATCACCAAGACCAACTAATGCAAGAACTGGAAGAACAGCAGCGCATAGACGCCTGCAACAAGGCTTTGGCCGAACTGATGGCCGTCATTAACGAACAATTGGAGAAGGTCAATGAGCGAACTGCTCAAAATTAACGTCAACGATCACGTTGAAAAGAAAGGCAACCTGTCGTACCTGTCATGGGCATGGGCATGGGCTGAAGTCCTGAAGATTGACCCGGCTGCCCGCTACGTCGTGCATGAGTACGAGGGCGGTATGCCGGTGTGCTACCTCAAGAACAACACGGCGATGGTCAAGGTCAGCGTGGAGATTAAAGGCGACACCAAGACTTGCTTGCTCCCCGTCATGGACAACCGTAACCGCAGCGTTGTTGATCCCGATTCGTTTGCGGTGAACACGGCCATTATGCGCTGCCTGACCAAGTGCATCGCGCTGCACGGCCTTGGCCTGTACATCTTTAGCGGCGAGGATTTGCCCGAGGGTTCACCGCCGCAGGTTGACCCCGATTTGGTCGCGCTGATTAACGGGGCGGTGTCGGTAGAAGAACTGACCAAGTTGTTCAAGCGCCTGACCAAAGAGCAGCGCATGACGCACATTGACCAGTTTACTGCCCGCAAGAAAGAACTAACCGGCCCGGAGGCTGCATGAACAAACATAAAGACGAACGATGTTGCGGCAGTTGCATTTACTACGTTGAGCAACAAAACGATGAAGGTTTCTGTGCGTTTTCATGGCCGCCGTATAAAAAGGCAAAAGCACAACCAGTTAGTGCTTACGATTCGTGCGACTTGTTTAAAGAATTGGCCGATGACGAAGAACCAATAAACGAAATAAGTATTGTTTGGGTGAGGGGAAAGTAATGGAACAGCGTACCGACGATTGGTTTGCAGCACGGTTAGGCAAAGTCACAGCCTCTCGCGTGGCTGATGTGGTCGCCAAGACCAAGAGCGGCTACAGCGCCTCCCGCGACAACTATATGGCCGACCTGATCGTGGAACGGCTGACGGGCCAGAAGGCGGCGGGGTTCAGCAGCGCCGCAATGGAGTGGGGCGTAGAGCAGGAGCCACACGCTAGAGCCGCTTATAGCGCCCGCACAGGCGAATTGGTGGAGGAGGTGGGCTTCATAGACCACCCGGCGATAGCCATGTCAGGCGCGTCCCCAGACGGTTTGGTAGGCGAAGGCTGCGTGGAGTTTAAGTGTCCCAACACGGCGACCCATTTGGAGTACCTGTTAGCCGGTAAGCCGCCCGAAAAGTACGTCACGCAGATGCAATGGCAGATGGCCTGCACCAACCGACCGTGGTGCGACTTTGTGAGCTACGACAGCCGCTTACCCGAGCATCTGCAAATGCTGATCGTGCGGGTTCCGCGTGACGATAAACGCATTGCCGAGTTGGAGGACGAGGTACGCAAGTTCCTCGCAGAACTAGACGAGAAAGTAACCAAGCTGAAGGAGTTGAAGCTGTGACTCAATACGATCCAAACATGAAAGGCGTCCTGTTTAAAAACAATAAGGACGGTAACGAGAAGCGCCCCGACTACCGTGGTTCGGCGGTAATTAACAACGTGGACTACAACCTGTCGGCTTGGATTAAGTCCTCACAAAAGACGGGCGATAAGTACATGAGCATCAAGATTGAGGCGAAAGGCGAGGGCAAGTTGTCGCGGCAGGGCGAGCCGCAGCACCAAGCCACGAAGAAGCCCGAGATAACCGAGAAGAACTGGGATGACCTTGACACCCCATTCTGACTTTGAGGCGAGGTTCAAGGCGAGTCGCCCGGCAGAGATTGTCGTGGCGACTTACCTCCTTAACATCGGCCATACCGTGACGCTGCCCAAGCGGCGCATGGCAAAAGACTTTGCCGACAGAGCCGAGTTTGCCGATAGGGGAGACATATACGCCTCGGGCAAGCGGATAGAGGTAAAGCACATCAAGCACGATTTCGGGTATCAGGCGTGGCCGTTTGAGACAGCCGCAATCTGCGCCAAGAAGTCGTTTGATGCCGCCGATCCTCGCCCCGACTATTACTACATCGTCAACGCTAGTATGACCGTAGCGGCGTTGGTGGACGTTAAGACGACGTTCCCCGATTGGCGTGTGCAAAAGATAGTGGATCGTGAGCGCGGGTATGACTATGACGTTTACGCCGTGACACCCGAGTACCTAGGCTGGCGGTACATAGACTTTGAGGAGCGGTTATGAAAGTGTTTATTGGTTACGACAGCCGCGAGGACATCGCATATCAGGTCTGCCGAGAGTCTATGGCGCGGCACTCCACCGAGTTTCTTGATATTAAACCCATCAAACAGTCAGAACTTCGGGAGCGTGGACTTTACTGGCGAGAGACTGATCCGCTGTCGTCTACGGAGTTTTCGTTTACTCGCTTTCTGACCCCATACCTCGCCGGTTACGACGGTTGGGCGGTATTTGTGGACTGCGATTTTCTTTTCCGGGGGGACATTGCGGGACTGTTGGACTACGCCGACGGGGCAAAAGCGTGCTTTCTTGTAAAGCACGACTATAGGCCGACGGAACCCGTCAAGATGGACAACAAAGCGCAGCATCTCTATCCACGAAAGAACTGGTCATCTTTCATGTTTATCAACTGTGGGCATCCTCAAGTCAAGGCTCTGACGCCCGAGGTGGTCAATCGTGAAACAGGGATGCACCTGCACCGCTTTAATTGGCTCACCGATGACGTAATCGGGGAGTTGCCGATCACATGGAACTACCTTGAGGGTTGGTATACCCGCGACCAATGCCCGAACCCGATTGCCGTCCATTTCACCCGTGGCGGCCCGTGGTTTAAGGACTACATGGACGTTGAGTACGGCGAGGAGTGGATGCGTGAAGCGCATATTTCCTAAAGGAACCACGCCCGAACAAATAGCGGTTGCCGTAACGCGCATGACGCAAGGGTTAGACCTTCGCCGCGTGTGGTCGGTTGAAGTAACCGAGTGGAAGAAGCCTAAAACCAATCAGCAGTCGCGGTATCTCTTTGGGGTGGTCTATCCCATGATCATGGAGGCGGCGGGCGAGAGCTTAAGAGGTTTCACGCGAGAGGATATTCACGAATGGCTGTTAGGCGAAATTTGGGGGTGGGAGACACTAGAGGGGTTTGGCAGAAAGCGTTTGCGGCCACTTAAACGTACATCGCGCATGACCAAAGAAGAATTCACAGAATATCTGTACGGTATAGAAAACAAGTGCATTGAGCTGGGCATTGGCCCACTACCGGAGCCTCTGCATGAACCTACGGAATGAAGCAAAAGGGCGTGGATGTACCGTGCGTTTGCCGGACATCTGCAATCACAACAGCGAAACGACCGTATTGGCTCACATACGCCTATCAGGGGTCAGCGGCATGGGCATCAAGGCTGATGACTTGCTCGGTGCGTGGGCGTGTAGCGCCTGCCACGACGCCGTAGACCGCCGATTCCGTACCGATCTTGACCGTGACTATGTGCGCCTTGCTCACCTTGAGGGCATGGTGCGAACCATCGCACAACTACGCAAAGAAGGGCTGATATGAGCTTCATGGTAGATACGCCGTACACCACGGCCTACGTTCGCAATGAGTTTTTGTACGACCATCAGGAAGGCCAAGGAGGCTTCACGCTCTGTACCGTCCTAGGCTTTAGAGCCGAGCCGATGCGAGCGCCTATGTTTAGCGTGATGCTTGAGTGTGGTGCAATGTGGGCAAGGATGCCTATACACGCGATCTGCTCCAAGCCCTGCGACCCGTTGCCGCTTAACGTCTGCGTGTGGTGGGACAGTTTTAGCCGATTCTGCGAAGTGCGTGAGATGCAGTTCCTGCGTAACCACCGAGTAGAGGCATATTGCCGCGACAAGGTGCTGCGGTCAGGCGTGTACCTGTTTAGCGTGTTCTGGGCCAATGGCGGTTGGTCGGAAATACCTGACCAATCCAAGGATCACCACATCATCGCGTTAGATAGCGGCCAATGGGTTGCTATGCCCAACAATAAACTGCGTTGGGTAGACCCCTCATGGATCAATGGCGATTTACCGAAAGGCTGGAAGTCACCTAGTACCAACTACAGCGTGGAGGCACTACCGTGAGATGGATCATAGACCTGTGGCGACGATTACAGACTAACCGTGACCGCGAATGGCGTTCTGTGCCAGCCCCTAACTGGCGCTGTGCGCGTGGAGGGCGAGATATATGGTGAAAGACGACGTTAGCCCGCCGGGTGCGTGGAAGGAAGAAATGGAACGCGCACCGTGGGCGTTTGGGCAGCGCCAAGGGGATCGGGTAGCCAATGCGCTTGTGGCGATGCGCCGAGCCGGGTTAGCCGATGACGCAATGGTGCTAGAGATGGAGATAAAGACGCTACGCGCCGAATTAGAATACTTACGCCGCTGAAGGGTCGTCTAACGGTAGGACAACGGACTTTGACTCCGTGAATGTTGGTTCAATCCCAGCCCCTTCAGCCACTTTCGGCGGCCAGCGGAACGGTGCGGTGCGTAGGTAGTATTTGCCTATGCAGATGCACAGGCCGCCGAGGTACTGGTGTTCGTGCGAGCAGTAATACCCTTGGCCGTTGGCAGGGCAGAAAAAAACGCAGTCCTGACAGCCGTTAGGGACTACCCAACTCGGCTGCGTAGCCATGTTAAGTATTCCGCGCCTTCCTCGGGTTCCCACCATACCTTGATCAAATCAGGGTGATCGTTGGGCAAGTCAGGGTTGATCGTGGTCAGCGCACAGGGCGACAAGCAATTGTCACGAAAGCCACGCTCTTTTGCATAGCGATCATAAATCTTATAACTAGCCACCTTCATCGTGTGCATGGTTATGCCAGATATTGCATCTTTTAAAACGCTGTAGGCTGATTCGTGCTTATGGCCTGCCACATACAGGTGGTCGCGTGTACCCATCAGGGCGGCTTTCATAGGGCCGTGGGCAGGGTTCCAAATGGACGAGCCGCTGTGGTCGTGGCGGGCGTTTATTCGCACTTCTGACCCGTTAGGGAACCGCAACACAATGCGAGCTTCTGACCCTCGGTACAGCGAGTTGTTGTATTTAGCGATCCATTTAAGCGGGTCACCCGCGCCTGACCACAAGTCATGGTTTCCGGCAATCATGTAAAGCCACCGGCAGCGGTTTACAAACCACTCGGCCAACCGCCATGCCTGTGCGGCAGAGGTCGCCTGATCGCCGTAAAGCCTTGCTAAACGGCCAACCCAGTTGTTCGTGGTATCCCCCACCGAGCAGGCAAACAGCCCCTCTGTGGCGTTTACGAGGGCGGTGTGGCGCTCAATGGCCTCTATGTCGCAGCCATCGTCGTCAACGTGCGGGTCACCGAAGTGCAGCAGCCCAATCGGGCCTGCAATCTTGATTTTGATAGGGATGAGCTTGGAGGCTTCTTCGTGTTCGCGTTTGTGCAGGAACTTGCGTTTGCGCTGTTCTATCAATTCCTCAATGGGAACGTCGTCGTTAGGTAGCGGGGTAAACTCAAATTGATCACGCGGCGCGATGGTCTGGGCGTTAAGTCCGGGGATGGAAATGCCCTTGCCTCGCATATCTTGTATGCGATTCATTACAGTTCTGACGTTGATCCCAAGTTTTTGCGCCGCTATTGTTCTAGCGCCGTTTGACTCTTGTAAGGCTTGCAGTATCTGTTCGTCAGTCGCCTTTTTTGCGCTCACGTTTAGCCTTCCTTTTAACCGTGATCCCGAGTTCTTCTCGGCGTTTCGCGGTAACTTCTGGGGCTAACTCGGCTCTCCACTCCAAATGTCCGTCAACCAGTCTGTACTCTTCTTTGTGCGTTAGCGCACAGTCGCAGCACTCGGTATAGGTATAGCCCTTCACCCTATACCAAGAGCCTTCGTTCATCTGCACAACGGGGATTTTCTTTGGCATATCAACCCCTCAAATACAATCTTTGCTCATCTCGCCTACGATTTACAAGTCCTTTCAATACCTTACCACCGGCTTTTGACCATTTCATGAACTCTGCGGCGGCTTCTTCAAAGTCACCACGGTTGTGTTTCATGCGTAATGACGAGCGTTGGAGATTGCCTAGCCCCACGTTAAAAGAAAAGGAAACGAGGGCGTCAAACTGGCCTTGATGATTAACAGCAGCAGGGCAAAGTCGGGCCACGCCGCGCTCAAACCTGCCAAGGTCTTGAGCAAGGATAGCGTCAACCTCTCCCATAGTGAGGATGCGATCCCAACCTTCGGGTATCGGTAAATCCCGTCGTTCTGCAAACGGCACCTTGGCGTGGTTAGGATCAATAACGTGGCCGACCCCGACCGTCCATAGCAGGGCCGGACACCGATAAGGGCGCGTCCTTACGCCCTCATGATGTTTAATCATGTGGATTGCGGCAGGGCTAACCTTCACTTTTTGCCGAAAGCCTGCGTACCAAACCAAAAAGCAATGATGCTGCTCAAAATTAGCATCTCGTCGTCAGAAAACACTTCTGCCATCGCAGCGGCAAACGGCACACCCGTGTTGTAGGCATACCAAACGCCTGCAATGTTAATGGCGACCAATTCCAGCACAAAGATGTAGGTCACAACCGGGCGCACCGAGGCGCGAAGGTTAATCATCCATTGAGATGCGCCTTTGCCGATCTCAACGTCGTGGCTATACAGCGCCTGGCGTTCCTCGCCTGCGGTCTGCGTCTGGATTTGCTCTAGCTTAATTTCCTCAACCCGCGCTTGCGCGATAAACCCCCGCTCTGCGAGGGCTAGTTCACGCTCCTTTTGGGCGGCAACAAGGGCAAGCTCATGCTTCTTGTCTTGGCGGTCTTGGAAAATCTCAAGAATCTTGGGGAGGCCGCCTGCGAGGAACGACAAGAACGTGCTGATCATCGTCATCATTTGTTGCGTTCCTCTATCAACTTGACCCGCAATTGCAGGTCGTAAATCTTATCTAGCAGCTCTTCTTTCTGTTTCTGGCGATTAGCGGCGCTAATGGGGCTGTCCGTTGGCACGCCCTCTGGCGTAATCAGGGCGGGCATCTTGCCTTCTATGGCGATCAAGCGATTGTTAAACGATGTGATCTCCGACAGCAACCAGCCTACAGCGGCCAGCAGTACCGGAAACAACATATCCACAATCTTCTGCATATTCACTTTTGCAACGCCTCAAGGAGCAACATCCCCATGCTGCCGAGCGCGCCAAGCAGGATGAGGATAATTGCGCCGCCCACCTTCAGCATAAGTTGCTCAAGGCGCTTCAGTCGCGCATGAATTGCCTCGTAACGCACCGCGCAAACGTCAATGTGGCTCGTCACGGTTGTTTCTAGCTCTTGCAACGTCGTCATTGCTTCGTTTCCTCTACCTTCGGCACTTGCGGCTCGGCCTGTTCCTTAATCTTTAGCATTAGCGGCCAAGCGCCTACCTTGGTCGGCAGGTCGCCCAGCACTTGCAGGATGGCGTTTATTTCCTCAACGGATAGTTCCAACTTAATCATTCTGCGCTCCACGGCAGCGGCTTGGCGACGGTCGGCGGGTTAACGAGCATATCCAACTCACGCGCTACGTTTGCCTCTACAGCGTCTTTGTCCACGCCGTTCGCGTAGCACCAACCAAGTACCGTTTCCTCGGTCAGGTCGGGGTACGCCACGAAGTCATCGCCCGGTGAGGCAAAGCCCATGCTGCCGTAGTTGCTGGCGGTAAACTCACCGCTGCTGTCGCTGCAACGCCATGCCGCAGTCACCACAACGTCGGTATGCGAGCCGTCTTGCGGCTTGACGATCATGCTTTCAATTTTCCAAGTAGCCATTTATTTAGCCTCCAGTTCAGCGACACGCGCTGTCAGTTCTTGAATTGCTTTAATTAACCGCGCTTCCATTACGGAAATACCGCCGATAATTTTGAAGCCGTCAGAATCTTCGCCAACCACATCGGGGTAAACAGTTTCCATTTCCTGCGCGATAAAGCCCGTGCAGTCTTTCGGGCCGTTGATAAAGTCAAACTTTCGTGGCTTCAATGCAAGAATCTTGGCAAGTTGCCCGTCAAGGTCTGCGACGTTTTCCTTCAACCGTGCATCAGATGAACTGTAGAACTGCACACCATTTGCGCCGTTACCTTGAATACCGCCAGCACCGTTACCGCCAGCGTTATAGGTAAACGTGATATAAGTCTGGTTAGTGGTGTTGTCATTGTCTTGCTTACGAACACCAATCGCCGGATTACCTGTTGAAGATGCGGCTGTTATCTCAACGAAAAGAGCAGCTTTTGCGCTTGCTTGGGTGATTCGTAACATTTCACTATCAAGAAATGTTGAATTGCCAATACCAAGCCGACCAGCCATGTAATTCTGCGCCGTCCCCGCTGCATAGAAGTTCCAGCGGTTAGAGCCAGAGGCGATGTTGCTATGGAAGCCGAAGTTGTTGGTGGCTCCGGTGAGAGTGGAGTCAGCAAAGTAACCGTACTGATTTGTAACGGCTGATCCTGCGCCAAATGTTCCTTGGCTTGCACGATAGTGAGCGTAACTTGCAAGTGTAAACGATGCGGCTTGAGTTCCTGCTGCGCTGTTAAAGCCTGCATAAAGCACAGTTGTACCGCTTGGAATTGCTGCGTCTTGGCTGAATCCGATTGATAATGTGCCAGATGTTGGGAGTGTTCCGTTTATCTGACATTTAACAAACGCGGTCGCCGCCGTCCCGCCGATCCCGACGTTGCCGGAGGAGTCAATACGCATCCGTTCGGCATTCGCTGTACCAAAAATAATCGGCGCAGACTCACGGTTATAAACATACGCATCGGTAGAACTAGACTTACCGCAACCGACATAGAATCCGTCGCTTAATCCTGTTCCGGTATTGACGTTTTTGTAGCACGTTGCCGCTGCTGCCCCATACACCTCAAGCAAGGTGTCGGTGGATGGCGTCATCCCAATACCGACGTTGCCCGACGTATCTATCCGCATCCGTTCGGTGAAAGTGACGTTGTTTCCGGCAGTACCAGATGCGGCGTTGTACCAAATATGCTCCCCACCGTTTTGCGCGTAAGCGGATGCGGTGGCTGAATTGATGTATTTGTTATTGGTTCCGTCAAAAAAGTAGTTAGAACCAACAAACGTCGCGTTTGCATTATTGTTGTACAACGACGAACTGCTGATCTGTAACACCTTAAACGTCGCCGTCCATGCGCTAGGCGTTGCGCCAATTCCCACTTGGCCCGACGTATCTATCCTGACCCTCTCGCTGCCTCCGGTGTAGAAGGTCATCGGGAGGTAGGTGCCGGTGCCGCGAATTGTAGATTGAATTAACGCTTCCGACGCATTTGTACCGGCAAGCAGCAAAGACGAGTTAGTTGGATCGCTGTTGTTGTAACAGTTGATATTTGAAGCCGTGCCAGTACCGCTTGGTAATGCGCTAATTGACGTTGCGCTATTGCTAGTGCTGGTCTGAAATGCCAAACGATTGCCAAACGGCGTGCTGGTCATGTCGCCCGTGATGCGCTGGGCGGTGCCGGTGAATGCAAGGTTGCCGGTGGTGATCGTGGCCGTACCCGCGTTCAGCGATGCCACAGAGGCATTGGTAACGGTCAGCCCTGTTACTACAGCCGTGCCGACGTTAGCCGACGCCACACTAGCTCCGGTCGCCGTCAGCGTTGTTACCGTGCCTGTGGTGATAAGCGCCACACCGACGTTGGCAGAGGCAACCGAGGCAGCGGTACTGGTCAGGTTCGTAACCGTGCCGGTTGTGATAACGGCTGTGCCGACGTTAGCGGAGGCAATAGACGCGCTCGTAGCCGTTAGGTTGGTGATCACCGCCACGCCTGCGTTGATAGAGGCAATAGAGGCAGCCGTAAACTGAAGGTTGCCGATGTTGGCCGAAGCAATGGACGCGCCAGAGGCGGTCAGCGTCGTTACCGTAGCCGTCGTTAGCAATGCCACCGCAGCGTTGACCGAGGCAACCGAGGCGCTAGTGGCGGTCAGATTGGTGACGGTGCCGTTGGTGACAACAGCCGTTCCAAGGTTGGCCGACGTAACCGATGCGCCGACAGCGCGAAGGTCGGTGATGTTCGCCACGCCCACGTTGGCCGAGGCAACCGATACGCCCGTCAGGGTCAGCGCCGAGATAACGGCATTGCCGAGGTTAGCCGAGGCGATAGATGCGCCGGTCGCCGTCAGATTCGTGACGGTGGCGGTCGTCAACAAAGCGACACCCGCATTGACGGAGGCGACCGAGGCGCTCGTTGCCGTCAAATTGGTGACAGTTTCGGTCGTGACAACCGCTGTGCCAACGTTGGCCGAGGTGATGGACGCACCGGCTGCGCTCAAGTCCGTAATAACCGCCACAGCCGCGTTTGCGGAGGCGGTAGAGACGGTGGGTAGGTCTGACTTGCCTGTGACGGCGAGGGTGCTACCGAGCGTCGCAGCGCCCGTCACGGCAAACGTGCCGCCGACCGACAGCGCCGAGGTGACCGACACATTGGCTTGCAGGCCGGTGTTGCCCGTAACCGTCAAGGTGCCGTTGATCGTCGTGTTGCCGAACGAGTTGGCGGCATTGATCATCTGGAAGCGGGTGCCGTCGTAAATCACAACGACAATCTCGCCCGAGTTGATGTCGCCAGCGGCCAGCGCCGTGCTGCCGTCGCGGGTAATGGCCTTTGCGCCCAAGCCGTCCACGTTCAGCGTCACCGCGCCCGTGTTAGCGCCCGCGGCTACAAAGTAAAACAACTGGCCCGCAGCGTAGGCGGTCAGGGTGGGCGACATCGTGCCAAGAACGGTGTCGGTGCCAGTAATGGAGATGAGCTTGGCGACGGTGGACTGCACTTGCCCAAGGTTGGCGGCGTCCCCGATCAGCGTGCCGTTAGCAAGGCCGGTGATCTTGTTGCTGCCCATCGGGATGTTGGCCGTGGGCGTGGACTGACCGTCCTTGGTGATGCAGTTTGTTAAGCCCGAGGCAAGGTCTGCCGTCAGGGCGTTAAAGACCGTCGCCGAAATGACGGTGTTGGCAACAACGGGCTGACCCGTTGAGTTGATGACAAAGGTGCCGCTGCCGTTAAAACTCATCTGTGCTTACTCCTATTCTTTCGTCTGTTCTAACGCTTGCCGTTGCTCGGACAGACGCTGAATGTTCTCTAATTGAGCAATCAGTTGCCGCGTTAAATACGGGTTGACCTTGCCTTTGCTACGTCGTGCCATATCCACAGCAAATCCAAACCCCGGAACTGCTGCTAACTGATCGCCATACTGTGACAAAAGTTGCGCTAACTTTTCGCCAACATTTGCGGGTGCGCCGCCAGCTCTCATTTTTGCAGAGGCTTTGGCGGCTGCGCTTTCGGTTGCTTTAGTGGCTGCAACGCGGCCAGCGATGCCAATGGAGGGAATCACCGCTGCTCCCGCCAAGCCTATTGGGCCTGCGGCTCCAAACCCGATGGAAGAACCTAAAGCGGGGCCAAGTGCGCCAGAAACAACACCTGTTGGCGCAAACTTTCCAAGGAATCGCATGGCGTTGGATACTGGGCCGCCATTAACAACACCCAAAATGGCCTGTTGTTCTTCTTTGTTAAACAACCGAAAGTCATTGCTTTTGGCTAATTTTTTAAATTCTCTCCGCAATGCGTTTTCAACGCCCGCGCCAGAAAAAGTACCGGGCGATTCCAAGCGGGCATCAAACATGATGTCCTCAATAACATCGCCTTTTCGCGCCCGCGACCAATAGCCGCGAGCTTCTTTCAACGCATCTACCCCGCCTTTGTCACCAACAGGCACGTTTTCTACAAAATCATCAATTTTGTTTCGCAGAATCATGCCAACGCGCCGATCTGCGGGGTCAATGCTTGCTGCCGCATCTCGCGCCACTTGGCGCAACATATCCATGTCATCTAATGTCTTGTTGCTGCCTTTATATCGTTCAAAAGCTGCGATTGCTGCGCTTGATTTAGGATGCAATTCGGGAATAACAGCAACTTGCTTGCCATCGCTATCGCGCAAGTTTGTTTTTAGCCCGTCAACAAAACTATCAAATTGATTAGCGTCAAAAAACACGCCTGCATCTGTGGCTCTTTGATACGCAGCCTTGGCTTGCGCCTTCAATTCTTCAACTGAAGGGATGCCGGGAAGCGGTATATCTCCAACTTGTTGAAACGGATATGCGACCGTCTTTGCGGCAACCGTCAATGGATCAATGGCTTCTGATGCCGCCGCTAATTTGCCACCAACATATTCGGTTGGGGCGCTTGGGATGGCTTTTAACGCACGGCCAGTCCCATAACCAACAAGAGAAAGGTCAGAAAGTGTTTCTGCCGGGCGATCAGCGAACCGACGCTTTAACACATCAGGGTCAAGATACCCACGATAATGACCAATAATCCCTTCTGCTGGGCGCGTAAGCGGCGTTTCTTGCGATTTTCCGCTAACGCTTGGCAATGCGCTAATGCCAATACCCATGACGGTTTTGCCAAACTCTGTTGGCTCGCGGAATGGGTAACTTATGGCGTCAGCCGCGCCAGTAACAACGTCTTTGCCAAGGCGAAGGAAATCGGATGGAAGATTGGCAATGCCTTCTTGCAAAGCCTCAACGCCAGTCAGCTTTTCTTCTTGCCGTCGCGCCATTTCATAAGCGCGAGCAATATCCTTGTACTCTGGCGTGTCAATCAAATCTTCGTTTTGCACAAGCCAGTCGGCGTACCGGCGAGATTGCCGTTGCTCAACAAGCGGTTTTGGCTCTAGCAATGTTTGATTTGCCATTGCTATTTTCTCCGTTGCTGCATCTTTCGGATAATTTGATCTGCGCGATCAAACACCGCCTTATCTTCCGCAGCAATTTCTGGGCGCGGATACAACGAGCTTTCTGGTTTATAACTTGGCGGCGACCAATTTAACGGGAATTTATTACCGTAAGTTGAATCGTATTTGTTGATAATGCGTTGTTCCAAATCGCTTAATTGCTTGTCGGCGTTTTCCAACGCAAGCCGCATTGCGCGAGCATCTTTAGTTCCCCTAATTGCGCCAATCGCAGTTTCAAAACGCGGCCATTCTTGCTCGGTAATACTGCCGGGCGCAAAACCTTCTGCTCGGCTTTGTTTTAATGCCTCAACGCTTGACCGCTCTCGCAAAGTATCAAACAGCGACTGCGCTGACGTTGCAGAACCTCGGATATTCGGCGTAAGCGTTTGGGTTGGGCCAAAAATGTAATCAGTACCGCCGTGTTGCTGCAAATCTTGGATAAAGTTTCGCATCATTGACACTTGACCAAGCGCAGCTTGCGCCGCTCCCTGATCAACGGGCTGTTTAGCAACTAAATTACCGTACTCTTTTGGAGACACGCGCTCAATAGCCGGTTTTTGGGTTGGTGCAACTGGCCTTCCGCTTGCCGTAGTTGCGCTTCCGCTGTACTGCAACCCTCTGCCGGGGGCAAACTCGCCGGTTTCTAATGCCGCGCCGTAACTAATCCCGCTAGGAGGTGCCATGCCGCCACTACCCGTGGGGGCGGTTGGCGCTTGCGGAGCAGGGCGAACATTTAAGTTTTGCAGGTTTTGCGGAAGCGGAGCCATCAACTGCTCTAAAGTTGGAGCGGTTGGCACCATCCCCTGCTGATCAACCGGAATGTTAGTCAGTCCTAACGAACGGTTTATGTTTGAGTTTGCGACATCTAGCCTCATTTGGGCTATTTGATCTGGGGTAAATACTGGCTTGCCGTCATCAAGCCTTCTTAACAAAGTGTAATCAGGCGCTCCCTTTGCCACGCTTTGATCAAACGCTTTTCGGCTATCTTCAGTAGCAGAACTTATTAAAGCTAATGGGTCTATTTGTCCGTAAACCGATTTAGCCTTTGGCGTTTCTAACATTTGAGCAAGACGCGCTGCCATAACCGGGCGATCCTTCAATGCCGCAGCGCCAAGGCCGGTTGATGCCATGCCCAACACTTCTTCCGGTGCGCGGCGGTACTGCGATTGACGCGTAACCTCGCCCAACTCGGTCTGTTCGGGAACAGGAGCAGCGCGGCCTACAAACGGCGTGGCTTGCATACGCTGGGTGTATTGATCCAGCGTTTCCTCGGGACGCTTCGCCATCTGCTGCTCAAGTTGCGCGTCAGGCTGGTAGGTATACCCGCCCTGCATACGGCCAAGCATACGCTGGGCGTAATCGGCCTCCATGCCCTTGGCTTCTTCAGCGGCCTCACGCGCTTTGCGAGTTTCGCGGCCAGTCAGATAACCCTGCAATGCTTTTACAAGCGGCGCGGCCTTCGGGATCGGCGCTGCGTTGCCTTCCATCGGCTCGTACTGCTGTTGTGCAAGAGCTTCAGCCAAGGCAGCGCGGCGACGGGCTTCCTCTACTTGGCGCTCGTATTCAGTCGGTGCGCGGAAGGTTGGGACATAACGTACTGTTTTAGCCATTCTCAAAGTCCCCTCTGTAAGAACCTCCCTGCGGCGTCGTCATACCGGCGGGAGAGGGCATACGCGGGCGCATCGGGCGTCCACCGATTTGCGGCGACATACCTTGCGAGCGACCCATGCCGCCCATCATGCCCGGTGTTCCGGTGATACCGGGCTGCGGGCTAGTCATCGGGCCGTTAAAGTTCATGTTCTGCGGCGGCACACCGGGCGCAGCGTTAGGCGTCGGCTGGCCGTAGGCTAATCCCGGCACTTGGCGCATCGCCATATCGCGCTGGCCTGCGGGAGCGGATAGGGAGCTATTGCGCTCCTGCATCGCCATCATTTGTGCCAACTGTTGCGGTCGGCGGTCTGGACGAAATCCGTTCATGCGTTAGCCTCCGAATAATCCCTTGCCAATTGCGCCACCGAGCGGGCCACCGAGAGCGGTTCCAGCGGCTCCAGCAAGGCTACCAAGCAGTCCCATGTTGGCGTTGTACCCGGCAACTTGGTTTTGATAATTGCGCTGTGCAAAGTCGCCTTGCGCTTGACCCGCTTGGAATATCGGGGCTGGTGCAACCGACACGCCTTGATAACCTTGGAACTGCGGCAATGCAACCTGACCGCCTGACAACAACGCGCTGATCTCGTTGATCGGCATGGAGCGTATCGCTGCCTGTTGCGCGAGAGCTTGTTGGATGGCCGTATTGCGGAACTGTTGCTGCGCGATGCCTTGCTGGAACGCTTGTTGTTGCGCGGCGTTTTGAAATGCAGCGCGTTGAGCGTTGATGTCAAAGCCTTGAGCAATGGCCGCGTTGCGTTGATCCTGCTGCGCCATAAGCTGATTAAAGGCTTGCGATTGCGCTTGGTTCTGTGCGGCCTGACGCGCCAGCTCTTGCTGCATCGCTTGAGCCTGCGCTTGGTTGTAGAACTGCGCGGCTTCTTGCGACTGACCGGCCTGTTGAGCCTGACGGGCAAGGTTGGCTTGTTGAGCGGCAAGTTGCTGCTGGAAGTTCTGCCCTGCGGCAGCGTTCTGCAACTCTTGCACGTTGACGCCTTGACCGAAAAGCTGCTGCAACGCTTGGTTGGTCGCTTGGTTCGCGGCGAGTTGTCGTTCGTAGTTTTGCGCGATGGCTTGGTTTTGCAGTTCTTGAGCCTGCTGGCCCATGCCAAACTGCGCCATCAACGCTTCTCGGTTGAATTGACCTGTACCGAGTGCCTGCTGATACGCTTGTTGCTGCGCCTGATTTTGCGCCTGCTGTGCCGCAAGGGCTTGGTCAAAATTCTGACCAATGGCCTGATTGGCGGCTTGCTGCGCTTGCTGTTGGGTGCCAAATGACGCCAGTTGCGCCTCGCGGCCAAACTCACCCGCTTGCAGACGCTGCTGGAATGCCTGCTGTTGGGCTTGGTTTTGCGCGGCTTGCGTGGCAAGCGACTGTTGGAGGTTCTGTCCCAACCCGGTGTTATACAAACCAGCTTGCTCCATGCCTGCACCAAAGCCCGATAGGGCGGATTGGTTGGCAAACATAGCGCGAGATTGCTGTTCGTTAAACGCTTGCTGACGCGCTGCTTGGTCAAGGCTGATGCCCTGCGCGGCGGCTTGTAGCAGAAGGTCGTTTTCCTTCTGCATCTGTGCGGCCATCGCGGAGTTATACGCCTCACCACCCGGTCGCAGACCTTGGTTGATGAGTTGCGTTTGCAGCGATTGGCGCTCGCCCTGCAACTGCGGTGACAGGCGAGACAGAATCGCTTGCTGCGCCGTCATGCCCGCGTTGACCGGCCCTTGCGGCAGGTTGCCGATGTCAATTTCGCGTTGCAGTTCTGGCCCTTGGACAAACTGCTGCGCGTAACCAAACTGGCCTTGCTGCGGGCCACCGGCCACACCGCCCAACCCCGATAGGTCAAGTCCTTGCAGGTTCAACCCTTGCGGGCCTGCGCCAGCTAGGCCAAACATTCCCGCATAAAACGGCATCTGCGAAACTCGGCTTACGCCCGAGAGGTCTGCGCCCTGCAACTGCGGTGCGGCAGGGCCACCACGCGCCAAGCCATACATCTCGGCCTGTGCAGGCAACTGTGCGCCCTGCACGGCAACATTGGCCTGCGCCATTTGCCCCGGCCCAACTTGCCCCGGCAATGCCTCCATGCCGTATTGGCCGGTCGGCGCGTAAGCGGCTGTTGGTGCGCCTGCAATGCCACCCGTCGCGGCTTGCTGCGAGGTGTATCCAACCGTTTCGCTTGGCGGCGTTAGTTCACGCTGCATCGGCCCTGAATAGCCGATGGTGTAATCAATGTTAGGCAAGCTGCCCGTATCAAACGGCTTGGCAACCGATAGATCTTTAATGCCATACGCAGCGTTTTTAGCTGCTAAATTTAACCAGTAATCAGCAGCTTGCTCTTGTTCAAACGCCATCTGACCCAAATCGGTCAGTTTTTGCGTAATGGTCGGCTGCTCAATAAACGTGGTAAACGCCGCTTCGTTCGGCGCTTCACCTGCCATTTCGGGATTCGTGAACAGCCGCTGTTGGTAGGCTTCCATCGCCTTGTTGTAGGCGTCTTTGTCTACTGTCGGCGTTCGTTGCCAAGTCACCGTCTGCGACCCGGTGGGGCCGTAGATGTTGGGATTGGACATATAGGCCGATTGCTTGGCGGCGGCCAAGTTCTCGGCTCCTTGCTGCCGCGCTAACGCGGCGTAATCAGGTGCTGGCGGTGGTGCTGGCGATTTTTTGCCCATACCTCGGCTCCAAGAAACGACACTTGTCAGGTGTTTGCGTCATAAAAACAATGTCTCCGTCGGGTGCGCCATCCTTAATGCGCGCTTCCTCGGAAAACCCCATTTTCGTGACCAGTTTCAGCGCCCGGGTATGGTTGCTGGAAATCGGCCCTATTATCTTATCAACATTACAGACGTTATAGGGATAATCGTACACAGCGGCTAGGTAAGCCGGTGTGACTTGATCCCAAGTGATGTGACAAACGACCGATCTGCCGTTCCACATCTCATAAACCGTACCGGCGACAAGCTCACCATCTTTCTCAAGGCCAATCGCAACGGAACGGTCAGCGTGATAGCCGCCGTCTGTGCGCGACATGACCCAATGGCCCACATGGGGGCCGTTTACGATGCGCCAGCCCATCCGAGTTGATACACAACGTCCGTTGATGCCCATTCCAAGGAAACGTTCTTGCTGGCGCTGTTGAAAACCAAGCCGCCGCAGTAACCGATGCCTTGGATACCTACAAAGTTGTTGGTGATGATGAGGTCAGCACCCCACACCGCCTGATTCCATAGTCCAACGCCCCACAACCCGTATTGCGTTGCCACGAACGACAGCGCACCGAGGTCGGCGTTGGTCTGAAAATCCACGTTCATGCCGATATTGATGGTCGGCTGGCCGTTGCTATAAATAGTCGGGCGGCCACGGGTGAAATACTTAATGACGCCTCGCGTCTCAAAGTAGTTAAACGCTTGCAGCGCCTGTGTGCTGATAGCAACGCCGTCGTCGTTATAACCCGCTGCGCCCGATCCGGTTGTCCAGCACTCGGCAACGTAGCCGTCACCGCCGAAATACGGCTTGTCTGTAAGAATGGCAAAGCAGTTTGCGTTCCAGCCGGTGAACCGACACCACGCTTTTGTGATGTTGTTCATTACAAACTGCTCTTGGCCGCCCGTGCTCGGCGGTACGTTAACGATCAGCGCGTTGTTGGAGGCGTTGTACAGCAACCCCCAGCCAAAATTAGACTTGTATTGCCGTGCCGCTGCTGCAAATGCGCCTTGAATCTTGTCTGACAGCGCCACTTGCGGGTCTAAACGAGACGATTGCAGCGCCGACGCCATTGGGATCAAGCCATCTAACGTCAAAACAAGCAAATCACCGCCGTATTTCTGCAAGCAACGGCGAGAAATCGGCGCACCGATAATCCACACGCCGATCAGCGCCCATGTAGAGGCGCTAGAGGGATCGGTTCCGCGATAAACAATGACTTCGCCTTGATCGGTAACAAAAACAAGGTTGTCGTCCACGCCGTAGCCCGCGTCAATCGTCCATGACGCCATTGCGACGAGGTTGCCACCCAAGTGCGCGACAGAAGATAGGTCAAGGACGTTTGCCGCACCGCCGATAGAAGCGGTTGGCAAGTACCACGCCTTAAGCGTGTTCTTTTGGATAAACCACATCCTGTTTTTGAACAGGGTGGGTTGGATTAGGTCGGTTGTTGTGACGCCTGTGATAGCAGGGCTAGACACACCGTCAATGGCTGTCCAAGTGGTTCCGTCAAACAAGCGCGGCTTGTCCACACCGTTTGCGGCGTAGAGGTAACTGCCGCCTGACGTTGTGATGTTGGTATATTCCCAGCGGCTATTGGTTAACCCTGCAACCTTTGCCGCACCAACGGCACCTGCTGTCGTAACGTCATAGATGTTGCCACCGACAACCGCAAACATCTTGTCTGTTGCGCCCGCGTTATAAACAAGCAGGCTTTCTACCTGCCCCGTCATGCCGGTGGCGTGTTTAACATAGCCGCCACGCAACGCCACGCTAGAAACGCCGGGGAACAAATTGACGAGCGTCACGGCGTCAGTCGGAGCCATGTTGGCGAGCGAATCGCGGGCGTTCCAGCCGCCCACAGGGGCCGGCAACGACGCGACGTTATTGCTCGTCCGTTGGATCAACCGTCTACGAACGGGCGATGCCATTAGTTGTTGCCCGTGCCGTAACCGCTATCGGGGATGTTGTCGTAGCCGATCAACACCGTACCCGGTCGCGGGGCAAACGAGAGGTTGGCGGCAGCCGTGTCTTGCGCCACAGCCGTCTCAAACTCCATCAGGTAATCGCGGTAGAGGGCGGTCGTGTCAAAGCCCTTCGCCTCAAAGTACTTGAGCTTGGTGGACAACACCATGAGGCGGTCGGGGTAGATACAGGTGTCATCGTCAGCGGTAAAGCTGTTCTTCGGCGTACCGTCTGCCGCCTCTGCCCACGCCTTGCTGCGGTACTCAAAGCCAAGCAACTCCCCGCCGTTCATTCCCGGCCAAATCTGGAAGTATTTGCCGAGCAAACGCCAGCGGATACGGGGGCCGGTGCTGATGTAGCCCGAGAGCAGCCATTCCCATTGCTGCGGCGACTCGGGGCCGAGCATTTCCCAACGCTTGCTCTTATCCCAATGAGTACGATTAACAGTACTAACGTAATCAGCGGGCAAACCGTATTTTACTTTCTGGAAGATGACCTGACCGCCAACAACCGTTTCGGTCGTCTGGTAGTTCAGCGTGACCGACGTAGGGCCAACGGAGGTGACGTAGGTGGCGTTAGGGATGCCGACCCCTTGCACCTGATAGGTCGTGTCCAGCCCCGCCGTAGAGGCAAGCCCGGTGATTGCGGCGACACCGTTGACCCAGTTACCCGTGGCCGTGGTGGCTTCGGTGTAGAAAGTGTGTTGGCGAGTCAGTTCGCGCCAATCAGCACGACGGAGAAGCTCATACCCGCCCGCGTTCATTAGCGCAAGCAACTGCACAACGTCTTGGCTGTTATTGCCGGCGACGCTAGACGGCGTAGGAATGCCCAACTCCTTGGTGCATTCCTGTATGAGTTCAACCATCGTGCTGCCCATGCTATGCCTCCGTTAGTTCTTTCGGCGGGCGACCACGACGAGGCTTGTCCTCCATCAAGGCCGCCATTTGTGCTTGCAACTCGGCCAACTGGCGCTTGGTGTCCTCAAGTTCTGCGCTGCTTTCAGCGCGGTTCTTGCGGTTCAAGTACAGTTTTGCCCGCTCACGCAGGCCAACTCCACCCATGCCGATGCGTTGCAGTTGTGCGTCTGACGCTAGAGCCAACTGCTCTACCGTCACAAACTTCAAAATAACCAGTTCTGCGATCTGGTCGCGTGTAATTTCCTCGGGAGCGTCCTTTTGCCACTCCGACAGCGGGGTGCCGATTTCTGCGGCCACGCCATCGCTCTGTTGCGTCTGAAAGTACAGCCATTGGCGCGGGAATCGTGCTTTATGTTCGTCGCGTGAGGGCTGATCAATGATGTTGGTCTTATCGCCGGGAGCCATGATGCGGCAGTAGGTCTTGCCTTTGCCGGGGCCATCGTCCTTAACGTAAAACTCAACGTGCAACTGTGCGTCGGCGTTAGAAACATCGCTATCTAGTGGCATTGTCCTTGCTCCTGTGGGGATTACAGGTTGTTGACCTGTGTGATGGTACAAATGACCGAGGGGATCGCAGGCCATACGCTTGTGACGCTGGCTGCAAGAATTCTAACGCTTGTGTCATCCGTCGCCCACATCAATTCAACGTAGTGAGTAGGCTCAAGTTGGATGATGAAGTTCCACGCGGCGACGGTACGCGCTGCGGTGCCTTGGATGGCGACCGTGCTGGCGGTGTTGGCGACGTTAGTGCCGTTTTTACGCAACCAAATGTAGATATTGCCTGTGCCGCCAGAGGTTTTGTCTAACTGTGCCGAAAACTGCACGTTGTAAACGCCTTGGTTATCCACCACAAGCCGGGAGGACGGTGAACCGATAGACACGCCATTGCTGCTGTCGGTGGTGTTGAAAACCATGCCGTAGGCGGTATTGATAGACGCCGCCGCTTGCAGCGTGGTGTCGCTAAACGCACCGTAATGCAGGATCGGCACCTCTTGCCCAAACCCCTGCAATTCTTCCCAAAGCGTATTGCTTACAGCAAAGAACAAGGCCGAACAATCAGGGTTGATTAGCCCAGAACCTACGTTGTTGATGGTGCTGTTAGCATCATAGGGATACACCAGCAGCGGATTTGCGCCGCCATTACGCACGATAATGGTTTCGCCCATCTCGGTCGGCGGTAACTTGACGCCTGACCCTGCGGCTGCCGTCGTGACGTTGTTGTAGACGAACGTCAACTGCGTAGCATTGCCTGCCGACGTACCGGCTGCGCTCACGCTCGCGTTACCGTCGCCGCAAATGGAGACGGTGGACAGGCCGTTCACGCCCGATCCAAGTACGCGAGAGGGAATAGCCATCAGGCTGCCTTTGCCTGTTCGTGGCGCACTCGCATGATCTCGGCAATCAGGCCGGGGCCACGCGCATCCACGTTAATGTCGCCCATCACCTCAAACAGTTTCTGAAACTCGTTGGCCTGCTGGGCCATTGCCATGTTGCAGTTGAACTTCTTGCCGGTTGGGCCGCCCACATGAACGTCAATAGATGGGCCGGTGAATTCCCCGGTAAAACGCTTCAAGCCATCTGCCCGGTTGCAGCTGTCGTACCCGTACAGCACGAAGTTGCGGAACCCGAGCAGATAACCAATGTTGATGGCACGGAGTCCCGATGTCGTCCCGCCACCCACAGCCAATTTGCCTGGGCCAATCGCCTGCATCTCTGGGCCTTCTGCCCAGGAGTGCCACAGCCATACGTTTTTTCCTTGTAGGTAGTCAAACGTCACGGGCGGGCAACGCGAGGCAACGAGGTACACGGTACGATCGTTCGCCTTTTGGATGCCGCTAGTGCGGTCGCGCGGATCTAGGTTAACCCACATATCAGGCTGGATGCCGTTCTCGCACAGAAAGTCATGCGCTGCCTTGATTGCCACGATGGGCCGACCGGCTTTGCGGTGCGCTCTGATTTCCTCTACAAAATCGGGCATAGACCACCCGCTCGCCACGCACACGAATGTTCCATCGTGCTTAATGGGAGCGGGGGCCAGTTCTGGTAGACCACGGCCAAGCGCCGAGCGAATGTTGGAGCAAAGCTCCTCCGCTGTACCCGCCGCCTGTACCGTGATCTCCAGAGGCTGCATCGTTAGAACCCGACGACGCCCGTGGCGACGTGCGGATAGCCCGCGATGCAGGTGACCGCAGAGGCCGAAGCCGCCGAGGTCGTGGCCACAAGGCCCGCCACCAAGCCACCCGTCACCGTAGCGTCGTCAAGCGACCCTGCGGTTGCGGTGGTGAACAGCGGGACGTTCGGCTGGCAGCCGACCAACACGCTGACACGCGGCTTGCCGCCCAACTGCACCCAGCCGTAATAGGCCGAGGCAATGGACGCTTGAGCAAAACCAACCGCCTTTGAATTGGCAGAGTTGGTCGTGGTCAACGGGGCCACCGTGTTGTTGACGTTGACAGTTACAGCCGACCATTGAGCGCAAGTTGAAGCCGCCTGCACATAAATGGCCTGACCACCATCGCTCAAGTTGACAACGGTGCCAACGGCGAACGAGGGCGAGGTGTCGGTGTAGTCAAGCGACACACCGATCATATTGCTTACAGAAATAGACATTTGTTTGCCCTCTTAATCAATCAACACGCCTTGGAACTGCGCGCCCGAGCAGGTCAAGTTACCTGCCCAGCCGATCAGCTTCACAATGGCGTCTTGGTTAACGGCCTGCCGCTCGCCGCCAATCGGCACAAAGTTACGATCTTTGTGCGGGCGGAAGTGCAGGTACTTGGTGTTGAGGAACCACATATGGTTCGCGTTGCCAGCACCCGAGTTGTAGGTGGAGGAACCGATACCACCGTCCAGCACAACGTCAGACGCCATGCCAGCGCCGTAGTACTTGAGCGAGGCAAAGCCCGCGCCAGCCATGCCCGAGCCGGACTCGGTGATGCGCTGGATGGCTTGCAACGACTGCAAGTAGTAACGGTAGTAGTTGTTGTCAGCAACGATCAGGTCAGGCTTGTCGGTGCCACGAACGAGTTGGACAGCCAGAGCGTCCATGTAACCCTGAATCGTGGTGTTGGACACAACGCCCGAACCGCTGACCGACGCATCAAACACCTTGGACTGCCAGAACGACCACACGGCGCGGTTGATGCCGCCGTAGGTGCCGGTAGTCGGGTCATCGGGAACAGCCGCAGCAAGACCCGTGAGGTTCTTACCCGCGTTGCCCGTGCCGTCGCCGTACAGGTCGCCCGAGATGCGGTTAGCAAGCTGGGCTTCCGCAACTTCCATGCGACCGTCAAGAAGGTCAATGATGGCCTCCTTGCCCGAGTTCTGGATCATCTCCAGACCCGAAATAGTCACGGCAGAAGCGTACTGCGTGATGCTGAACTGCGCCGACGAAATCGGGCTGTTCTGGCCGACGTTCAACACCTCGTATCCCGAGTAGGAATTCGTGTTGTTGGTGGTCGGATCGTTGTACATGATTTCTTGCAAAATCACGTTACCGCCCGAGAACGTCTTAACGTTCCCGCGCTCCTTGAGGCGACGAAGCAACGCGTTGTTGTTCGTCACGTTGTCAGCGAGTTCACCGCTACGGCTCTGAATAGTCGTGGCAATGATGTCGCTGATGCTTGAGTTGGCATAAGCCATTTGATTACTCCTTCATCAGTTAGTTATAAGCGCGACTCTGTTTCGGAAAATGCTTCCTCTAGAATCGCACGACGGTTTGCCGCTTTTGGAGCCGTGTTAACGCCGGGTGTGGCGCTTCTGACACTCACCGCTGCTGCTCGGGCGGCTTTCGCTGCCCTGTTTTGTTCCTTGGCTTGTTTTGCGGCGGCTTCGGCCTGTTGGGCCTTGGTCACCTGATCAAACAAGTTAGGATCAAGCCTGATGGCCTTCTCATAGGCTTCGTCCAACGTCTGCGCCATCCCACTCTGTAGGAGTTGGATCATCGCCGGTCGGACATCCTCAAAATGATCGGCCTTCAAACTGAATTGGTTGATTTCGTTTAGCAGGGTCTGATTTTCCATCATTTCCTGCTGTTGCTTCCAGCCCATGACCTCGCCACGGACTTTGTTCAGTTCGTTTTGCAGCGCATACACGGTCGGGTCAACCGTTTGCTGCGGCATCTGGCCTTGCTGGCCCTGCATTGCACCCAAGTTGATGCCATATGACTGCGCGAGTTGTTGGAAATACACCAACTTCGTTTGCGGGTCGCTGTTACGCAACTTGTGGTCGGCGTCCATTAGGGCGGCTACGGCCTTATCAGGCGATAAACCAAGCCCCTGTATGGTCTGCATATAGGGCGAGATGGCTTCCTGCATCGCATCGGCAAACTGCGCCTTGGAGAGCAGCGGTTCCACGCCCGCTCGCATTTGCTCCTCGCGCTGCCATGCGTATTCTTGCATCTTCGGGTCGGCTTTCTGCCAAACCTCGTGATAGTCCTTCTTCCACGATGCCGGTGGGCGACGCCAAACGGGCGGTTCCTCCTCTGCCTGCGGTTCGTCAGCACGTTCCGCAGCTTTCGGCGTAGCAAAACGCCCATTGCCGTCGCGTGAGACGGGTTCAATGGGTTCGCCACGCTCTGCCGCTTCTAAACTCTGCTCAAGAATCGCTCGGCGGTCAGTTACATCAGCCTGTGGGGCTTCATCTCGTTCCATTTGCTCGTCCACGTTAGCCTCTCCTGTGGGGATTGGTGAAATTCGCGTGTTGGCGCAGGTCGCGCAGTATGCGATCTGCTTGCTCGTTGGTCATTCGGGTGTTGACGATGTGCTTGATGCGTTCAAGCCGCGTGTCTACCGACTTTTCGTGCCTGATGTGCTTGCTCGGGTCTTCATTACCAACCTCAATGCAGTTGTTGGCCTTGAGGTGGCGTCGGTGTTCCGAGCGTGAGGTGACCATCTTGCCGTCAATCATGCTTTTGTACGGCACAATGTCAGGCACGACGTAGTGATAACGACCCTTGGCGTCCTTTTTACGCTCAACAAACTCGCCGTCTATAAAAACGTAAGTGCGTTTCATTGATTAAACGTAGTTGGGGGTAGCGTTTTGTTCATCTGCGCGATGATTAAGCGCGTTTGGGCGTCCATGTCGGCCTTGTACTTGGCGGCTTCCTGCTGACTTTGCAGCTTCATCGCCTCCAACTGCGCCTCAAACTGCTGCTTTTGTTGCTCCATCGCCAGTTTCGTCTGGTTTTTGAGCTGTTCCATCTGCATCTGCTGCTGCAGTTTGGCTTGCTGTAGCGCGGCCTCCATCTGGATGCGGCTTTGCTCCATCTGACCCTTTTGCTGCAACTCGGCTTGCTTGCCTTGCTGCTCGCCGTCTGGGCCTTGCTGCATCGCGGCTTGCTGCAACTGCTGCAACGTGGCGTCAATCTGACCCTCAATCGGTCGTGCGGCCTTAAACGCCTGCATACCAAAACGCAGCAACTCCATCATCATCGGCACCATCTGCGGCGAGGCTTGGCCGACCGGCAGGGCTTGCGCGAGGAAGCCACCAAACGCTTGCAGGAACTGCATACGATCCTGCTTCATCTGGTTCTCGTCCAACATCACAAGGCTGTCGGCGGCAACGTCCACGCGGAAGTTACGCAGCGGCTTGTCTTTGAGCAGTTCCAGCGCCTGCGGGATCAACTGCTGATCCGCTGGCGTCATCTGACCTGCGGCGGCGTAGGCAAGGATGGTCTGTGGCTGGAAGTGTCGGCACATCACCTGCGCCTTCAACCGGATCAATTCCGACGCAAAGAGGGCAACGTCCTCCTGCATGGAGCGCAGCCTTAATCCCGCGTATTGGCCTTTGATTTGCTGCGCGGTCGCGGTTTCGCTGGCGAACGACGTACCACGGATAATGTCCGAGATGCCTGTGATTTCGTAGATTTGGGACTTGATGTCCTCTCTTGCTCGGTAGCAGTTGAGGAGGGCGTTGGCGAGCGTGTCCAGCGGGAGAAGGTCAATGCTGCCTTTAAGGCCGCCCTTTTCGCTGAAAGCCATCCACTTATCAACTGGAATAAGCGCATTGTTATCGCCCTCCGTCATTAGGCGTTGCAGCGCAGGTTGGCTGGCGTCATACACGCCACGCACACGCAGCGCCTTCACCAAGCCATCAATGCGGTCGGACAGGATGTCCAACTCCATCGCCTGATCTTGGTACAGCAGAAAGTCAGGCACCGGCACCAAGGTGTCGCTGGTCGTGGTGGCGTACAGCGGCTTCGGGCAGGGGAAGAACCCCTCAAGGCCGAGCGGGTCGTCACGCACATCAATGATCTGCGGCATACCCTTGCAGAACCAGTACACCTTCTCGGTTTCCTTGTCCCACAGTTCACAAATCTTTGCGCGGTTATAGGTGCGCTTGGCTTCGTTGTAAGCGTTGAGCGGCTCTGGGCCTTGGTCTAGCGGTATCCTGCGAGCCATCTCCTCGCCAAACCGCTCTGCCAGCGCCTCACGGCTCATGTACACCCAGCGCCATACGCAGGTGACTTCTTCCCATGTGCGAGCCTGTGAGTGGCCGAAATCACGCCAATGGATGTAATCCACCGGGGCGCACTCGTACTCAATCTGCTCTAAATTCGGCGGCGCACCCTCGCCCTGCTCAATGTTGGAGGTAATGGATACGCCATCGTCCTCAATGCCAATCGGCGCAACGTGCGGCTCGTAGCGTACCCATGCGGTGCCACGGCCACCCAAGAACCGATCTTCCACGCCATAGGACATGGTTGAGCGGAAGTCGGGGTAATGCTCAATCTCAAAGTCAATCGCCCGCTCTAGCAGTTGTCCTGCCACGCGGCCAACCGGGTCGTTGTCACCAAAGCGTCGGCTAATGTCAGCCTTGGGGAGCTTGGCGTAAACCGCAGGCTTCAGCGTCTGGACGTTTGACCAGAGGATGTTGAACCGTGCAGCCTCGTTGCCGCCCTGCCCACGACTATCGTCACGATAGCGTTTGACGATCTTCTTGGTTCGCGCCGTCCATTTAGCGAACTCGGCGTCATACTGCGCGATGGTGCGGAGGTACTTTTCCAGTTCCGGTTGCAGTATGCCTTCCATGATTAGGCCGTGAAGAATCCAACAGCCATGACCGCAAGCCCTGCGCCGGTCGTGATCTTCCACGGGCCGCTGGCAGAGGCAGCGTTGATCTCAAGGCTGTAAACGCCCACAGGGGTGTTTGCAGCCATCGTCAACACCGTTGTGCTGTTGTCCAACACGCTTAAGGTGCTTGTGCCGGTCGTCGTGACCGTCACCACAATGCGATGAAGGTAGTCACCCACGGCACCTGTGCCACCGAGTATCTGTGCGGTCTGCGAGGCGGCAACTGTTTCGTAGGGGTAACGATTCGGGCTGACAATGCTCATATCCTTGCTCTCCTTGTCGTCGTGCGGTCGTGAACCGCCCACATATCGTTTAGCGTGACTGTGTTCTCTGGCCCCACCATCAGCGGCTTGACCTCTGGCGCTGGGGGCTTGTCAGCGACTTCAGACCATGATACCGCAACCATACGGAAAGCGTCACTAGGGTGTGATGTCCAATCGTGGCGCGGGGACTGACGATATGCTTTCTTGTCCTCGTCGTATTCGCGTTGGTACTGGCGCAGCGCCTCAATGCCATCGCTGCACTTGGTTGCGTCAAACCACACACGCGGTAGCATCATACGAACGGCTTGTATGCCCGACTGCACACCGATGTCGGGGACAACAGCAAGTTTGGCGATGTCTAGTTGCGCCGCCAGTTGCTCAATGATGCTCTTGCCGGTCTGTAGGCTCTTGGCCCGAGCGTCATGGGGTAGGTAGTGCTTGGCATAGCGGTACGGCTTGTTGCGTACCACATCGGCAATCGTGTGGATGTCCTCGCCCGAGACGGCGTAGAAGTCTATAACGCGCAGTTCCCCACGGGCGACCTGATAGAACCAGATGGCCGTGTCGTCGCGGTAGCCCAAGTCCCATGCGGTGTACGTCGGCAGATTCGGGTCGTACGGCACGTTGGTGATACGGCCTTGGTCTTGCGCCTCGCGCATTTCCTTACCGTAAAAAGCACCGAGGATCGCAGCCTCAAAGCTGCACTCGTACTCCTGCAGGTACTGATCCTCGGCCAACTGCGCCTTTGCTGCGGCTAGCTCTGTCGCAGGGAGAAGCCCGCTGGTTGAGGCGGGAAGGCGCAACAGGAACCACTCGCTAGGGAGACGAGTGGCGGTATCGTAAATTTCCCAGAACTGGTTTTTCCCTTTCGGTGTACCGCCGAAAACGCACCAACCCTGCTTGTCTGACAATGCAGGGCGTATGACGTTCCCAAACACGCTCGGCTTAAAGTCGCCGTACTCGTCAAGGTAGATGCCCGAGAAGCCTAGGCCGCGCAACGAGTCAGCGTTATCAGCACCGAACAGGCGTATCTGTGCGCCGTTAATCAAGGTGATGGCTAACTCTTGCTCGTTGACCGATTGAATGATCGGGTGTGCGCCATCCTTAAAATATTGCCATGCAACGGATTTGGCCTGCGACCTGTACGGTGCGACGTATCCGAACAGCCCATATTGCCCTTGATACATCGCAGCAGCGCGGATCATGTCGTTGACGGCGGCGACAGTCTTACCTGCGCGGCGATGTGCGACAAGGCAAGCCCAACGTTTCGTGCGCTCATGGAACGGCATGAACGCCTTGCGTGGGCGGTAGGGCAAAATTATTCGGGAGCCATCCATCCGATCTGTACCTTGACCGGGCCGTTGTCCTTGCCTGTGATTTCTTGGCGGGCGAGCTTCGGAACGTGGTACTCCAGCAGGGTGCTGAAGGCGTCAAAGGCAGCCTGCGCTCCCTTCTCCGCAGCGATCTCGTCTAGCCACCCTTGGAGTCTGTCTGCGTTGCCGTCCACAAACGCTGCAATGGCCTCTCTGGCGGCCTGTGTGGACTTATTAGGCGTACCCGCTTGCCTACCGCCTGTTTTCTTA